CTATCAAGTGGAAAGCATCTGGGATTATGTTCAAACTTCATAATCCTAGATTAATCTTATTGATAAGATAAGACTTAACAAGACCAGAGCGAACGATGTCTTCGATATTAAATTCTATTAAAGAAAACTCTTCCATATTCTGTAGGATCTTTTGGAAATCAATGATGCCTGTACGTTCACTGATCTTTAGTAAGTCAGTTTGTGCAGCATCACCACAGAATACAATCTTACTGTCCTGTCCAACACGAGTGATGATTGAATCAAGTTCGTGGAAGTTCAGGTTCTGACACTCATCAATAATAACAATAGCATTGTCAAGTGTCGTACCTCTTATGAAAGAGGTTGACCAAAAAGATATAGTTTCCTGTGCCTTAAGATTATCATACAACATTTCATATGAATTGTCATCTGGCATCTCAAACATTGCCTGAACCATATTCTTATATGGTATCTGATAAAGAGAAGACTTATCTTCATGATCACCAGGTAAGAAACCAATCTCTCTAGTAGCTACTAGAGATCTAACAATGTATATCTTATCATATGGTGTGTAATCATCAAGTACATCCTTCAATGCTTTATACAATGCAATGAATGTTTTACCTGTACCTGCTACACCATAAGCATATAACATCTGTCCTCTATCCCACTCATCAAAGAAAACCTTTTGGTTATCAGTGATAGGTTCAATAGGAAGCATATGCTCTCCACCAATAGGTTTACGACGCTTCTTTTGTTTAGCAGTCATTCCTTGACCAGGTGACTTAGTTGTCTTCTTTTTAACAGGCATATTAATATCTGTATTTTTCGGTAATGGTTTTATTATTTACATGTTGTGCTTTAGGAAGAACTTTATTCTTCATGATGTCTTTCCAACCAGGATGTGTGGATGCCATCTTGTCTCTCCATTCTCCCACTTCACCAGAGGCAGGACAAGTAGAGGGATCACTCCAATCTCTCTTCCAGTCAGGATTATCATCACACCACTGAGACCACTCAGTGACACTCATCTTTACTTCCTTTTGTTCTCCAGTTTCTTTATTAATTATGGGATATGTTGGCATTACTTTTTCCTCCTAGGTACTTGGATTGTCCATGCTGGTGAAACTAAATCAACCATTTCAAATTCATTTCTTGCCTTCTCTCTTAACTTTGCTGCCTTCTCCATCTGATTTAACTCTGCTTCACGTCCTGGTTCAGGTTGAATCTCACCATAGTGAGGATCCCAAATCTCAGGGTGTTCATGGTTCTCAAAGAACTCTAGTATAGCTTGATCAATCATACCATACATGGTATCCCAAGTCAAAGTTCTACGAAGAGTCTCGGCAAGATACTCTGCTTGGTTGACTGACATCTCTTGCTTAAGATGCTCACCTCTTGCCCATACTAATTCATTAAGATCAATAGTGATCTGTACATTAGTATGGACACCAGTATTATTATATGGTTCAGTCATTAGTTCCACCCCAGTGCTTCAGCACAAATAGGAAATTGTTCAACGAACACATCACGAACTGCATTAGCTATGTCCATGTGTTCTTTCTGTGTACCATTAGCAGAACGTAGATCAATGTAATGAATCCAAGAACGTACACTACCAGTCATATACAAACGAGTTGGTGTAGCTAGAGGTAGTACAAACCTAGCACACTCCTTAGCAATACCATTATCAAGCATCTCTTTGTAGAGTTTCATTCCATCAACAAAGTGTCTCTGCATTTTAATTTCAAAGTCTTGTTGTGTTAATGGATCGATGTCATCAATGCTATTCTGTCTGTTCTTTTCATCCTGACGACGTAATGCAGGAAGAGGAATAGTATTTCCTAGTAAACTACTGTCAGCATATCGTTGAGAGAACTCTTGATATGTAAATGATCTGTGTCTTAATATCTGTGCAGCAAGTCCACGTGTAGTTTCAATCTCTACAGTCATATGTGCTTGCTCAAAGACCGACCAATGATTATGTTTGATGCAATACTTTAGAAGACCTGCAACCTTAGGATTTTCCTGATTGTTTGGGTTGCTGACTCTCGCCACGTACCCCATTGTCTTCTCCGCTTCTGGAGTTACTGTTACTAGTTTCACTGAGTTCATTATTAAATCCTTTTTTCCTCCTTAGTTTTTTTTGTTTAAGTAGTTCTTTTGATTCGTATAATTGTTTCTTCATATAGTATAGCTCTACATCAGAATACAATTGATCTTTTTTAAGTGCTGATTTGATTAATTTGATTTGGTCTTTTAGTCTCATAGTAGGTTTGATAATAAGCAACTAAGCCATTAGATATCTTGTGCCCTTTAGATAACCACTCTTCGGCACAGTTATATATTTTTGACTGACTATCGCAACTACCACCAAATTTATTAAGAAGAATTTTTAGACATTCCTCCCTCAACTTAAGTTGTTCGTCAGAATATTTTGAATCAGTCTGAGTGTCCATCTTTGTTTGTCTCTATCCATATTTATGTTACAGATGCTAAGAGTATAGCATAAAAAAAGAGGGGTTGCAACCCCTCTCAGATATCAGGCAAGAATATGCTTACATATTTTCTTACCCTCATGTTGATTTAGTAACGATGACTCAATTAAACATTCATAGTAGTCGTTTAGCTTTTGGTTTTCTTGTCCAAATGAGTCTAATGGATCTTCAATATGCCGCCACTCATCTAACTGAGAGCGAGATAGAACATTGTGCATAGATTGCCTCCTTAACAACAGTCACATAACAAAAGTGCGAAGGGTTCATGTTACACCTCTCTAATTCTACCACTATTTATTTTCTAAATGTTTTAGTTTGCAAATATTGATACGAATATTATTGCCTACGTAATATTACTCAACAAAAAAGCAGGGGTTTTCACTCCTGCTTTTGTCTTTATAAGTAAGTGACTATGCAGCTACCAATTTCTTGGAAACTTTAAGTCCACGATACATTAGATCGTGTCTGTTACGCTTTGTATTCTCTTCGAGAACCTTAGCGTTGTACTCTTCAGCGTCGTACTTGACGCCACGATAAGTGACTTGTGTCATTTGCTTTCTCCTGAAAGTAGGGTGGTTTAATCCCCGTTCCTTCAGTCGGCATTTGCGTCCTCGTGAGAGGATGAACGATTCCGTTCCGTGTCGGCTTACTTGCGTCCCTTTTGGGATGAACGTATTGTCATGATAGCATGACATAATTATTTAGTCAAGCTTTTTGTATTTCTTGATACTTTTTAATTACCTGCAAGATAAAAAGATGTTCCTCTAGCTTTACAAACCCGACGAACTTCAGCATTATAAACAGGAACGGTTCCATTACCAGTAACTAAATTCTTTGCAAAATCAAATGCTTCCTTGAAACGATTGAACTTAAAGACATCATCATATGTCTTTGCAGATACAAGGACACCATCCTTTCTCCACAGTTTCATCGTATGCCATTCACTTGGATCATCAAGTCTGCAATAAAAAATTGCCCAGTTTCCTGTTTGGTTTGCACTCATTTCTTTTTCTGGGGGTTTTGAGGAGGTTGGGGAGGTTGAGAAGGTTTCTTTGCAGATTGCTTCTTTGGTGCCTTCCAAAGTTTAGGATTCACTCGACCTTGTGATTGAGTCATGTTACTGACCGCCTTGTATTTATCCCAATAGTGGTCAAAGATTTCTGATTGCTTAGGAGCAACAGCAATGTCCCATTTAGTTTTACCTTTGTCAATATATTCAATTAAGTATGCTGAATATGGAAGCGATGCATCGCTAGCCAGTTTTGGATCACAGTTCTCGTGAATAATATTCATTAGTAATTAGCTACGGTTTCCCCATTCGATTTGGGGGAAGGCTTCTTCAACGCACTGTCTGGTAATTTTCCAGCGTTTGCCGATTTTTCTGTCCTTCATAAGACATAATACATCAGCTTCGCCTTTATGTAAACCCTCTAGCAGTTGAATGAACAAAGTTTCTCTACGAGTCTGAGAAACACTTGCTCCACCCTTGAAGAATAGATAGAGTTTGCGGTACTCATGAGCAAGTTTGGTATGCTCTGTATCTTCTGGTGCTTCGTTAGCTTTGAAGGGAACTTCTCCTTCAGGAAGCATAGAGATAACACTCTCATCAAAGTTTGCAATCAGAATTTGTCTGAGTGCTGGTGTGTTGTATTCCTGTAGAAGTTTAATTTTTTGTGCTTTTGTTTTAGCGTTGCTAACTTTTTGCAACACTTCATTTATTAATAATTGCATAACTATTGTGGTACCGTAAGTAGTATTTATTCCTCATCTTCTTCCACACTTTCGTTTAAGAAACGGACAGTAAGGAGTTCTTCATTGATCCAATGACCATTATCATCTAACATCTCTGGATGAATGTAATCAACCTCTTCTTCTTGTGCTGCATATAAGAACTGATTTGTTTTATCACTCCATATCCAACCAACTAAACCTCCAATTAATAAAAAGACTACTGATATTGCTGCTGAAAAATAAATCAAGATTGATGAATCCATGTCAACTCCGTGCTATGTTAAGTGTTTTTTTCCCACCTAATTTCAAAGTTGAAGTAGACTTTTCTTCTTAGGAGGTTTAATGTTTTTTTAAATTCAAACCCTTTCGGTTTGACTTCTTCCTTCGGTTTAGCCCTCCTAAGCATGAGCTCTATGCCTTTATTTATTTTAAGTTCTGTCATTTTTTCTTAGAAGATACTAAACCTTTTTTCAAAAAGAACTTAGCCATCTCGACTACACCTACCATTTGCATGTCGGGTTGGTCTTCTTGAGAAATAATAATGTAAGGAAATCCCATGATGTTAGGGAACTTTTCTTGGAACTCCCATTTCTCCATTTGACCTGGTGCTCCTGGTTCGATCTCGGTATATTCAACGTCTGCTCTGCGACAAAGTTCTTTCGCATGACCACACATAGGACAACCTTTTGTAGTGTAGATAGTAATGTCCATAAAAAGGGGGTGTTTCCACCCCAGTATAACATAAGTTATTTATTTTGTCTAGACAAAAGAAAAGGGATCCGAAGATCCCTTTCCATATGATGTAGCTATTCTACTTATATCAACCCCAAAGAACCTGCTGTGATTCCAACTGCAAGAAAGAAACTGAATTCTAAAATGCCATGATATGAGTGAGGTATCTTTAAGAGTCTAGATGTCAATAGAGTAACTAAATGAGTCATTTTTGCTTGTGCTCCTCAGCATCGAGTTAACTTTTAGGTGTCATCTTATATGCACCAAATGCACTAGCAGCTACTGCTGCCACGATGATGATAACTTCCATTACCCTACAGCAGGTGCTGTAAGTGCAACCTCTGTAGTCTCAGCAGTTGCTAAGTCAAGAGGGAAGTTGTGTGCGTTACGCTCATGCATAACTTCCATACCTAAGTTCGCTCTGTTTAGTACGTC